GATATCTATTTGGTGGTGGAGGTGTTGACTTTCCCATGACATGTTCAGTTTTATCAGCATTCCAAACTTGATCATGAGATTGAACTGTAAAGTTATGTGGATATGCAGTAGGAAACTCAATATCACTTGGATTAGATAATTCAAAATTATCAGCAGCTCGTGCAAATGCTATGATTTCCACATTTGCTGAATTATCAGGAGCAGTCAGTTCATTCAAAACACGAATCGTTAATCTTCCATTATGAAAATCATTATCATATGGTGGTGGACCAAATGGTGATATTAAATCACTGGTTGAATAATCAATAACATTACTATCTCGTACTCTCAACCACGATGTTGGTGCCATAAAAGGAATCCTAACTTCAAATTCATGTGTTTCTGCAATATCTATAATTCTAGTCTGAACTACAGTTGTGGAATCAGCATTAGTATAAATATCGCCTAAAGGATCATATGATACTCTCAAACGTCCTTGGTGATATGGTGAAGCTACAATTTTAAATTTGAATATAAGATCACCCCGCCAATTGGAAAAAAGGCGTGCTGCCATACCCATTGGAGTATCTAACAATATACTCTGATTTACTGATGATACAATATTACATAATGTAGGTGTTATATTTGCTCCAAATAAAACAGTATCAGAAGCTTGTCCCATTTCCCACACCATATTATTCAAAATAGCATTTTTAGATGTTATATGATTAATAGCTAATTCATCAATTGAGGGTAAACCTACAGTGGAAGGTGAAATAGCTAATTCATTCTTAGGATCAAGTGTCAATTTATCAACAACATTACCTATCTCACTAGAAGCTAAACCATGAAATGGCATACTTTTGTAAGGGCTAGCATTATCTATCACTGGTACATTAGTGAACCCAAAAATGGATGCCACTGTACTTAACACACCTGCTCCTAAACTAGTTGCTTTAGCAAAAGTACCAAGAAAAGGAATGCCAGATGTATATTTAGCAATGGTTCCGGCAACTCCAGCTACAGCTGAAGCAGTTTTTGCCACTGGTGTCTGACCATACTCGTCATTTGTATTTTCAGCAGATCGAACTTCATCTTCTTTAGATTGAAGTTCCCACTGACCACTCTGTAAAGCTAATTTCACAGTATTTGCAGCTAAACGAACATTTTCAGCCCAAACATAAATTGATATGGTTGGTGTCACAGTAATACCTGCATTAGCTACTTGAGAAGTAACAGCGTTCCACATTTTAATTTGGCCAAAATCCGACACTTGCGCGCCATCATGGATTTCTAACCAATTTTTGTAATGGAAAAAAGGTAATTCCATCACACCTCCAGAACTGTCCTGAGGAGTTATGTATATTGTCTGTCGTTGTGATAAACATGTTGGATGAAAATTAAAATCTGAAATATTATTCAAACCTGGTAGAGGTTGATAACTCATGCCAACAGCCCCATAAATGAATGGAGTAGCATTGATAACAGCCTTAACTTTAAGTGTACATTGTATATATCCATAATTATCCAATTTTCGTCTAATTGCACTTTTATCCAGAAAATTATGCCAGACATTGAATGCTGTATTCGGAAAAGGAGATCCAAGAGGAACCGTAAAAGTGTGAATTTTAACGGGTCGACTCAAGAAACTACCCAAATCATAATCAGGTGTATAAATATCACTCATAATAGGATCATAGATGCATGATGCAGAAGCTTGAGCCCCAGTTGTAGCATCTGTGAATGATACAATTTCTTGCACATCACCAGATTCAACTTTAGTTTCATCCTCATATATTCCAGATTGTAATGACATGTATTTTGATATATCTATCAAGGAAATAATCATTTCCTTATCATCATTCATGCAAAGACCATTCGAAAAATTCGAATTGATGATGGTCAATGCATTCTCATTTTCTTGTAAATGAGAACAACATTTGCTTCTTACTCGGGAAGCGAACCTTGTTAAAAGTTTG